TTAATCCCCGAAGATTGGTTTAGTAGTTGCAGGGATAGAAGGGGTGAATGGAGGTGTGTCTTCGACTGCCTCTTCAACTTCTTCTGCTGTTACTTTTTCAACTTCCTTCTTGGGTGACTTTTTAGCTCCAGCTTTCTTTGGTTTGTCATCTTCATCATCGATGGCAATCTCAGCTATGAAGCCGTTCTCTTTGCGACCGGCAGTCATGTCAACTGTTACGGTCTTACCTTCCAGTGAAATACCCTGAGAGGTAACATAATCTACCAAGGCAATTTCAATTTCAGGTTGGGTCAGTACGATTTTCATTTGATTTCCTTAATTATGGATCACATAAGTTTGGGCTGCATAGTGGGCTATCATGAGTGCATCACTGCACCCGTCCAGCAATCCACCTCTGGGCCCTCTGATGGTTACAGCTGGGTAAAGTCTGTCACATATACTTGCGACTTCTTTTTTAATATCGTTACCCTTAGCTTTAACTCCAACGTGTTTCTGCCACACCTTAGGCTGTACTCGCATAACCATGATGCCTGTAGCCTGAGCCAAGGTATTAACTACACCTACGTTGTATCCAAACATAAAGTTTGATTTAGCAGATGCACCATGGATCGAGTGAACATCCTCAATCATGATGGCTTTCACATCGCATGTTTCCTTCAGATGCAGGATTCTTTCGAGCAACTCGAAAGGCTTATCAGTGGTCGGGTAGAACATGACTTCGTTTTGGTTCGGTGCAAGAACGCATATAGACCCCTTAGCTCCGGGGTCTATGCCTATAAAAACCACAGGTTTCCCTGTGTTAGTTATAGAATCAGCCATTAGCTGAACAACGAGGTTGACTTAGGTGCTGCTGCAGCTTTAGGTGCACCGGCTGTAGAACCGCCTGTAGCGCCCTTAGCCTTGTTTTTAGTTACACCAGTCCACTTCTTCGCCCATGCATCCATAAAGTCTGCAGAGGTCGCCTCAGCACGGATTTCGGCTACTGTGAGCCCATCCTTTGAGCGGAACAACTTATCAATCTCGTTTTCTTCACGAGTTTCACCTGATGGTACATAAGCGCCCGCATCATTCTTGACGTTTTTATCCACAGTTTGCTTGATCATACCTACACGGATCTCTTGACCGGTAAGATCAGTCAATACAGGAACAGTGGTAGGAACCTCAGCCTTGGCATCGTAGCTCCATAGCTTCAGTACCTTGTCTTCGGTATCCAACTGAGAAATTTCTTTACCTACTGTGAGTAGGGACAAGGCATTTGCAATGTTGAAGCCCGGTAGGTAGTTGCGCTTACCGTCTCTCTCGTAGTAGTTTTTGTTGCCCTTAGCATCGCCAGAGGTAACCCAAAGTTGTTGACGCACATCGCGTCCACCCATGTTGAGCTCTAGGTTCAAGCTCATGGCTCCACCAGTTGATTTACCGATGTAAGCAACTTTGATGGTTGCATCGTATACACCAGATTCAACTGCGCCGCCGCCACCTAATACATCAGATTCGTTGGCAATGTTGTTGTCTGTTTTTAAGCTGTCTAGTAGTGACATAATTTTCTCTCTTGGTAAAAGCTGGCTACTGAGTAGCCAGATGATTAATGACTTAGCTGTAGTATTCAGCCAATCGGGTATTTAAGAACTCAACATTGTTGTCAATGTAAGTCTCGTTTACTGCCCACATTCCCATAGGAGAACGAATGCGTTCTGATATGGTTCCTTTGGTCAGTCGTGTTTGAAAGCAGTATTTAAAACCAAGCATTTCCTCTTCTTCTGTGATGTTCAAGAAGGGCGAGGAGTAATTAGCAAGATCTTTAATCTTCACTCGCTTAGTTGAAACTACTGTAGAGAAGTAGGCCTCGATTCCATTATTCTTCAATGAGCCTTTCACAGGTACCTTGGTTTCAATGACATTTTCATTTTCATTGAGGGTACCTACTGTGTGGGCAGTGAAGTAGACATTCTTAGTGGATGTGGCTACATGGGCTTGCATCAAAGTCTTAAAGTATTGTGCAAAGTCGCCCCATGCCTTCATTGTATTTGCAGAAGGTAGAACATAAATAGATTCAAACTGATCCATGAGGAACGTGAGTGAATCAATAATGATCGTATGACAGTCTTTGTCTTCTTCCGCTCGTTGAAATACTTCATGAATCTGCAATGGATCCACGATATTAAACTCACGAAATCCACTCTTAAAGGGTAAGCGTTTGTTGGATTCGGTATTGCAATACCAGATGCCTGCAGGGTTCTGAAGATCTTTCAGTGATGCCGATTTACCGGTGGCACTTTCACCGCTGATCAATACCAGATTGTCGTTCATTATAGTTCCTTGTTTTTGATGCACAAAGGGGCGGGGAGCCGCCCTATGCGTTATCTCTTGTAGCAATTGCCCGTGTTGCGGATACAAGAATAGTGGTGAGTACTTCTGTCTCTTCCATCTTATCCTGCAGTTTGTTGTTAAGGGCTAGTACGTTATTTCTAACAGTGTCCAGACTTTGGCCTGAATCCACTAATAGCAATGCGTACTTGATCAGCTGGTTTGAGCGATTGCCAATGCCAGTATTGTTCACGAACCAACGCTCTATGTTAGATAGAGATTGTTGATCATTAACAATTTTCTTACGCTCTTCATTCTTGGTAGTCTTAGGAATGAATAGCAAAGCATCCAGCATCTCTCCGTCTACATACTCATAGATTCCGTTGTGTGACATCCACTTACGGGCTCTCTGATTGGTCTGTGTATCCACTGAGAATGGGAGCCATTCGTAGATATTAGACATGAACTCTTTATAATCTTTCGAGTCCATACGGAGGGTGTAGCTTATTGGGAAGATAATCCGGTACCGATTGTTAGTAGCAGAATGACGCTTCGTTGTGTAGAACATACATTTGTAGTCCTTCAACAGCATCTTAGCTGTGTTCATTTCAGTACCACCATCTACATCGACCACTACCAGATTAAATCCCGGCAATGCATTCTCTTCCTTGCGGTAACCATCGAGGAGGTGATGCGCTACCCAATGGTATCCATCCAGCTGAGTCAGCTTATGCAGCTGATCAAACGGGACTTCTTCATTGCTGTAGTTAGCAGCCATCTCTGTACCGTAGGAGATCAAGACTTTATTCAAATCTGTCTTCTGTAGTGATTCACCTTTCAAGAACTCGATACCATCATTGAACATACGCTTGATGATAATGTTGTTCTTATACCCATAGGCAATAGCCAGTGTCATGAGCTCACGCTTCGCTGCTTCTGCACCCTTGTAGAAGGGTAGGTCTTCGACCAAATCAACGTGTGTGACCTCACGGCCGATCTCAGCTATATATTTTGCTAGCTTCACATAGTTACGGTCACGAGTGAGTAGCCTTGTGAATGCTTCCCCTGATTCCTCAGCTAACTTGATAGCACTGTATAAGTGATCTTCAGTTATGCAAGATGAACCATCAATGAAAGCGTAGGCCCCTGCAAGCTTGAGTGCCTTAAAGTATCTATGAGACATTTCTGCCTTACGGATCTCTTCGTGCTCTGCATAGCTTTCAGATAACTCTTCGCAATAAAGCCGATACTCAATCAAAAGAAGGCTTACTGCTTTATCCATAGTTAACTTTTTATCAAAGTTAATACGGTCTGCCAGTTGACCCAAGTGGGTAGACAGTCCCTCTAGGTAAACGTCACCTGAGGTATCCGTCAACAAGTCAAAGACCTGTTCTGGAGTAAGCTTGGTCTGCTTAGGATTTGCTCTGCTGTAACCAAAGAAGCAACGTCTGGCATACCCTGTTTCGAGCATAGAATAAAATTCTTCCTCTACTCGTCCGCCACTCAGCAACTTGGATGGAGTACCAAATAGCATCATGTTAGTAGGAGTCTTGCCATCGATCTCTTCGCTTCGGACATTCTCCGAAGTGTTCTTGGTCAGTTTTTGTTTAACTTTACCTACGTCATACAATTCTAGGAATGTATTCAACACATCAACTTGACCCAATAGGTTTGAGCCTATCTCGTCAATTTCCATGTTCATGGATCCTGCATTTGCCATTAATAGCTTATGACGCATCTGCTTAACCGCAGCTGTGGTACCTGAGTCGAATGAGAAGGCGAGTACGCCTAGATTATCGAACTCTTTTTTAACGCGCTCATACTCATCGTTAGGATCCACAACAATATTAGTTGTGATCGTCTTACGATTGGCACGCTGTACTGCCAGTTTATTTAGGTTGGTTTCACCAATAGCAGGAAAGGTTTCCTCAAGGAATAATTCCTTGAACTGATTGATAATCTTTTCTTCCACAATGTTAGTGGAGTGTCCTTTACCCTGACCTGATGTTGCCAAGTTCATAGCATACATATTGATCGGGATAATTCCCCGATCGTGTGTATCAATCTTGGCTCGCATCATTGAGGCGACTTTAGAAAAGTAATAACCAATCAGCACACGAAAGAATAACGGGTTAGCGCTCTGTGTTTTATTGCACAGAATTTTAACCACTTCTTCCGACTTACCATGGTATTCCAGTTCATCAAGATTTCGCATGTTATGCCTCAGAGGTAGGAATTATAGATGAAGGCAAGTCTTCTCGATTAACCTTGCCTCGCCAGATACGAGAATAGGAGGTCTTACCTTTGTTCAATGAAAGCTCTCCATTTAACTGATGGGTAAGTTCGTCCTGTGTTTGCTTTTTACCACCAGTATTTTTCATAACGTGTACTTTGTATGCTTCCAAGACATGATCAAAATGTTCCTGTGTGAACTGCGTTGTATCGTACTTTTTGCGGCAGCTGGTAGCAGTAGGTACTTCTACAGGTTTGGTTTTTGGAGCTAAATCCTCAAACCATTCGTAGATTTCTTGCCCCATTTTTACTAATCCAAGTGTTATACCAATGGTTTTCAGGCCTGCTGTGATTGCTGGAAAAGCCATGTTGTTCTCCTAAAGTTTTAAAGTACCATCTGCTATGTAAGCAGATGCCTGATTGCAAATGGAAGCTGCAGGACAGTATCTACACGCCTTCACTTCCCCTTTTACTTCGACTACGATTCCACTGTTACCATCATTGCTTAACTGAATGTTGGCCTGAACAATGTCATCGAAATTCTTGGTGCTTCTAGCAGTTATTTTACCGCTCTTGTAATACTTCCATACCGGCGCTGATCGCCATAATTCCTCGTCAGTACACGGTGGCATGTCATCCTGATTCTTATTCATGTTGGAGGTTACTTCTGCTAGCTTGTTTCTAACAAAAGCTTCAGTTGCCTCTACACTTTTCAGGGGTAGAACGTATTCCATTACACGGTTCTTGGGATAATTTTTATCTGTGTTGGCTCGCATAGCCTGCCAATCAGTAAAAATGAATTGAATAGCCATGTGATCGTTTGTAATGATCTCAGGGTTTAACCAGCGGTAGATACTTCCCTGCATGATGTATTTCTCATCATTGGTTTTCTTGAGGTAAGTAAAGGTACCAGTCGATTTAAAATCCTCGAGTCTTCCTTCAATAACAAAATCAAATTTCCCTGATATGTTATATCCGTCAATGACCTTGTTTACCCGCTGCTCCATGTAAACCGGTATGGTGTCTTCTGTTAGATCCTTTGGATCTGGATTGATTAACACCCTCTCGATCACGTTATTGGGATAACCAAGATCTTGTAGGCTGGTTTTATAGTTGTTTAACCAAGCTCTTTCGATACTATCGTGGATAGCTGTACCCATTTTACTAGCAACCAGTGAGGCTACGTCCGTCAATGAGTCATTAAGGGCCATTTTAGAGCCCAAACAGAGCTGTTTGGTTGGTTTTAGTAGTGAGGTAGCACTTATGTGCTGCGGGTCTTCTGAGTGATCGTAGGTGTCTTCTGCGAGCCATACGGCCATACTCAGAGACACGTTTGTTTGGTTGAGGAATTTCTTAGCCATTAGTGCCTCTCATTTTAAGTTAGGGGTCGGTGATCCAAAGATCACCTTCATGTCACAGGAGTGGTGCATAGCTTATAGTGCTAGTCACCGGATGGTGTTAAGTCCTGAACCAACTCAGGGTTTTATAAGCACTTTTCGTTATGCATCGGAGGTATCACAAAGGATGTCCTGCCATGATTGCCGGTGTTATTAGCCCCACCGCCGGCTGGGGTAGTTCGGGAGTTTCAATACAAGCCAAGTATTGAAGCGATTGTTATGCATATTGCGAATGGCGGGATGATTACTGCAAATATCACTGCAGCCATGCTTTCAGCTATGGCTATACCAGCGAAATACATAATCATTAATATAAATTGTACTAGATATTTCATAAGTCCTCCCTGAAGCACTTAGCTACAGGTAAATTAGGAATGCCATAGTCAGTCAATCCAAAGGATTGTACTGTTAACATCTTGCCTACTGCTGAATCACGATTTAGCCAGTGTTGGTGCTTTTCTTCACGGGTTCCATGAGATAAAACATCAAAAGGGCTACCATTTGAAGCTAAACAGCTAAAGATTGCAACCTGATATTCAGTACCATCTTTGGCAGTAACAGGCTTGCCTTGTCCAACGCCTACTATGCGGTATTCTGCGTCTTGCATGTCCTTAATTTTAATTATGTCCATGCACCGAGATCCACCTTTGTAGGGGTTATCTCCCTGTCGGATCATGGTTCCTTCGTAGCCTTCAGCTAAGAATCTCTTATGGAAAGCCATCACTTGTTCCATGCTATCTACAGCAAAAGTAGGTACGTCCACCAACTGTGGTAAGCGGGCATAGGACTGCCATGCCATTGTATCTGCAAATCTTACTGGGAAGTTTCTTTCAGAAACCGAGTCAAACACATGGTATTCGACTTTTTCAGATTCACCGGGACGATACTTTTTAATTAGTTTGCCGATTTCCGTGAGAGTCTTACCATGTATATACAATTCCCCATCTAAATGAATCCCAGTTGGGATACTTTTAAACTGAGGTAGAGTGGTAATAGGTTTTCCACTGGAGGAATACATAACACCATCTTTCACCATGGCTCGATGTCCATCGATCTTTGGTTGCACCCATGCTGTATTCCAATCAATTTTTTCCACCTTGACTTTATCCAGTTGCATAGCTTTCTGCGGTAAGGTGAAACCAAGCGTATTGGTGACAGAAGCACCTGCCTCTGGTTTATCGTCAACGTAACCTTTGTCACGCTTCTTGTTAGCCTTAGAGACTAGCTCTAGGCAGGCTTGCTCGAATGGTGAAGTCTCGTTGGATTTACCTATGTTCTTGCCTTGAATGTAGGTAACTGTTGAAACAGGTTTTGCATCTTCAGACGCAGCTGAAGTAACCAGCATTTTAGCGTCCGAGTGAGGTGGTGTCATTGGTGTTACTTCGCATGTCCAGTAACCTACCTTGCCAGTGCTATGCACTTTATAAAGTTTAATAAAATCAGTCATGATGTAGCCTCGGTTAGGCACCTGCCGTAGCGAGTGCCAAGCCTGAACGCAGTGAAGGCGTTAGGCACGGAAGCGTAGGTAGGTGCTATTAGTTAAATTCTTTTTCTGCTTGTTCAATCAGGTCAATGCAAGTATCTAACCACTGATCCTCAAACCATTCTCTTGATAGAGTGGTTGGGCTGGTGTGGTCATAGAGGTAAGACAGGATTTTCTTCTCAACGGAGTGAACGTCAGTAAATTCTCTACTGATGCACACTAAGTAAGAGGAAGAGTAAGGCTTGTCTGCATTGTATTGGGTAAGGCGTTTCTTGATGTTTTGTGTTCTACCTATTTTAAGGTAACCCTTAAAAGCTGAGTCTTGGATAACGTAGATGTACCCACGTTTATCTTCCTCTTTCGGTAGTGGTTCTATTGCAAATAGCTCTAAGTCTATTCGGGATGTAAAATCATCCATAGCATAGCGTTGCATAATAATTCCTTAGGGATAAAGCCTGCGAATGCAGGCTATTTACCAACCCAGTTATTAAAAGATAATGGAGTCATAGCCCCATTAGCTCTATCTGAGAACTCGCCATTAACTAACTTGACGAATGCTGGGAGTCCGCCACGGATACCGTATCTTGCTGCAAGAGCATGGTCTTGCGTTACATCGACTATGCGCGCATTACTTAACTCTTCCACCAGAGGTTTCATAGTTTTACATGCGGAGCAGTTAGGCCCTGTGAACATGATAATTTCTTTTGATTGCATAGTAGTCTCAGTTGGTTCCAGTTGATCCAAAACCGCTTGTACCTCGCGTAGTTTCCTCCAACTCATCCACCTCAACAGAAGCAGTCAGAGTTTTGCGGAATACTATCTGAGCAATACGGTCACCTTTTGTTACTCTGAATGGTTCATCGCTTTTACTTAAAAGAAGTACCTTAACATTTCCGCGATAATCTGGATCTATCTCCCCATCCACAGCAAAAATGTTGTGTTTGAAGGCTAATCCAGATCTGGGGCATACTTGCCCGTCGTAGCCTTCTGGAATAGCCATTGCTATTCCAGTGTCGAAGGCAGCTGAACCGTGAGGAATAACCCATCCATCTTCAATAGAGTAGAGATCGAATCCTGCTGCCCCGTCTGATTGGCGGGCAGGGATAATAGCATCTGGGTGCATCCTCTTAAACTGTACTGGCTTCATGAGGCTAGCCCTCCAAAATGGTAGGCTTCCCAACGCTTCTCAGATTTTGCTAAAGCATTGGCGAGTTCTTCATTTTGATCAAGCACAGCCATGAGTTCTTGCTCAAGCATGGAAACTCGGTGCTTTTCCGCTAACTCTTCAATATCAGCAGACGCAGGTTCTCTGCATTCTTCCACAACTTTCTGATGGAAGCGTTGTGCATAATCCATGATCTTGACTGCTTCTGCGATAGGGTGATCTTTCTTCCCTAAGCGATCGAAGTACTTGTCAATACTCCAGCGCATTGCTCCTACAAATTGTTCCCAAGGGTACATGTCATAGGCACGATCGATGAAGTCTTTAGTATCTGTCGGATGATGCTTATATCTTTCTTGTTTTGGCAGGTGTGTCATACGATGAATCCTTTTTCCATTTGTAACCCGTAGATGTAGCCATGGAGCCAATTGTAATCGGGAGTTTCTATTGCTCCAGCTTTACGGGCTAATCGTAGATATTTAATAGCACCCTCGAAGTGTTGCTGAGTGCTACAGCTATGTATAACTTTTAATACTTTTTGCCGCGTTTCGCTTATCATCTTTCTTCTCCCATTTAGCAGGTCTGTCCCACGCATTCATAGCTATCATGATTTTATCCGCCAGCTCTATATCTACATCGATACCTGCTGGAGATGAAACCCATCCTACGTTTAAACGATGCTGTGGGTTAGTGCCATTCAGAAGAGCTTGATGCAGATCATTCAATGGCTTAGCCAAGTCTTTGTACAAATACTCGCCTTTGGCTAAAAGCTCTTGGCTGCGTATGTACTGTTGTTTATTCTGATCCCGACATAAAACTAAGCAATGGCTAGACCAAGGTAATGCCTTGGTCATGAAAGCTACCTTCACATCCACTGCCTCAATATTGAGGGGATCCCCGTTAGTATTGAAACAGATTGGTTCAGGATAGCCCGGGCACCATGCAACTAGAATCTGTCTAGTCAGTTGTTTCACAACAACTTTAGCGCGTTTGTGCGGATTGTATTTCTTCTTTGGTTTCGCTGATTTAGTCATGATTACACCGCGAAAGGGTACGATAGAGCTGGTTCATGAACATAGTTAGCCAATGTGAAATCATCGGGAGTAACCCATGTCTCTAAATCAGACAGAGTTTTAATATCCTTGTTGATGATCAATTGAGGTAACCTGTAGGTAGGTCTGCTGAGTTGGACCTGCAGCTGTTCTATCTGGTTCTCATAAACGTGAATATCATGCATGAAGTGAGTTAAGGTACCTGCCTTGTGCCCAGTGATCTGTGCCATCACTGAGAGAAGCCAAGCGTATCCTGCGATGTTGTAGGGAAGTCCAAGGGGAACGTCTACGCTTCGCTGATACAAACTCATATTTAAGTATTCTCCGTCTATGCCAAATTGATACAAAAGATGGCAAGGTGGTAGTGCCATCTGATCCAACTCAGCAGGGTTCCAGTGGATAACGATCTCTCGCCTCGTGTCGATCCCCTTACGAAGGTTTTCATACACACTCAGCAATTGATCTTCTCCATTGAAATCGCGCGCCTGAGCGCCGTATATGGCCCCCAGATCGTCCTTACCTTTACGATAAGGATTGTTTAACCAGTCTTTATTTTCATTGGCATTAGCATCCCACACTTTACAACCTAACTTACGGAAGTCAGCTGCGTTGGTGTAGCCTCTAATGAAGCCAAGCATTTCAGCGATGATCTGTCGATACGCTAGCTTCTTGGAAGTGACTGCAGGGAAACCTTCCCTTAAGTCGTACTTAGCCATATCACCCATGTAACCCACGGTATCAATACCGGTGCGATTACTCTTGCGTGTACCTGCCAAGCATTTCTCTGCAATATCAAGATACTGTTTCATATAAACTCCAAAATAAAAAAGCCCCATTGAAGAGGCACGGAAGATGCCGGAGGCATCATTTCTTACATATTTCTCGGATAGTTAGCTCATCTGCATTATTAGGTATGCTGAATTTGTCTGCCCAGCTTGGGTAGAACAGTTCCAGATTACCACCTAAACCCACTATAGGGTGAGCGATAGCAGGATCATCTTGCCATTCCATGCATTTGATGTAGTTCTCGTTAAACCAACGAACCACATCAATATCATCCCTTAACAGAAAGTAGGCTGCATCGTGGATCCACATTATGGGTAGAATGTTCAGCTTATGCTCAGAAGCAAGAGTGAGTCCTCTAAACTCATTGGCTGCCCTGTTGTTTAACAAACCCCAGCTCTGACCAATGGCGTTACCTGCAGTGCGTGCCTCAGACTCAGCTTCTTTGGGTGTTTTATTATTACCCAAGATGGTGTTCTTTAGCAGTGGTGTGCGTAACCGCAATCCAAAGGCTACATCTATGTAACCGTCCTTTGATGCTTGCGCTATTCTCTTATCCACAAAGTCGTCTGAGACTTTGTAGAGCTCGTGGTAATTGCTTTCGATCTTCTTAGCATCAAATTCAAGCAACCCTAGATTTTTCATTAATCCAAAGTATTTACCGCCGTAAGTGAGCAGGAAAGTAGGTGCCTTAGAATCTTGCCTCACATCAGGAAAGAGGTCAGCAATAGAATTGATACTTTCTACTGTATCCACAATCCCGGGTAACCTGTCCGGGAAATAGCTGAAAGCTCTCAGACAGTGCCCATCATAACCATCGGTGTAAACCTTGAGCTTGTTGGGATCTTTAGTAACTAGGCCTGAGATTCTATCCTCTAACGAAGAGAAGTCTGCTCCAGCCACTATCCAACCCTTTGGGGCTACTACACATTGTTTAATCAACTTAGCGTAGATTGTCCCTGAGCTTGGTAAGTTCTGCAGATTAGGATCAGCACTACTCATTCTTCCTGAGACAGTTCCACCAATCTTGAATCCACCATATAGATGACGAGTTCCGTCAGGGTGAGTACATGACTTAGTTTTAAAAGCAGATACGAAGGTATTGAGGATTTTAGCAGCTTCACTTAATTTTATGATTGCATCTAAAAACTCGATCTCTTCTGGATCTTTAGTCCTGTGTAGGAGTGCTTTTAATACTTTTATCTTGGTGGATGGAGCGCCTCCCTTGGTCTTTTCAATTACAGGGAATTTGAGAATACCATGCAGAATACGGGCCAGCTGAGTACCACTTCCGGGATTAAAGGTTAGTCCCATGTCTTCTACTTCTTCAGCTGTTCTGACCTTTTTAACTAATTTTTCGTTATCAAGGATCAGTCTCTCCGCTTTCATCACTTTCTCGTAATGTTTAACAAACTTGGATTTACTGATTAAGGTAAAGTTGTTATCAACGATTTGTGAGAGAACTGCATCTGCTTCCCCTACTTTACTATAATCCAGTGGTATTCCAGTTAGCTCCATTTGAAGTACTGTTTTAACACTGGGCAGTAGGATATTGTTGTAGATACTCTCTTGGTTATCAGCAATCAGCCTAGGCATGTGTTTGTTGTACACATACCAAGTGCTTAGCGTATCCACAAGGTTATATCTCAGTAGCTTATCCACAGGGATTCTTGATGTATCATCAATATCTTCCATAGCATAATTACCTGCAAACTCCTGTGCTGCATCCTTCAATTTCAAAACATTGCCCGCTGCAGAGTTGGTTGATAAATAAAGAATAATCATGGAATCATGAAAATTCTTAGTCATTATATCAATACCTTTGAGCATACCGTTGATGTCATCTAACCCTTTCATGTAGAGCTTATAAACAAGAACTTTTAAGTCGAATGTAGAGCCATGCCATATCAACTTACCCTCGTAGCTTTCAAAGAATTTGCGGAGTAAATCGTAGCCCATGTAAGGGGCCATTTTACTGCCACCTATCTCTAGCTCATGGTCGATCTCGAATGCTCCGCCATTACCCTCATCCCATGCAAAGCTTATGGTAGATACGCCAGTACTATAGAATCTCAATGATTTGGTTTCTATGTCTGCAGTGAGCATTGGGTATTGGTGTAGGCTATCGAGGAAGTCACTTACTTCCTTACGAGTTCTAGGATAAACCTCTGACTTAATAATTCCTTGCCCGGGTGCTTGATAGTTCCCGGTCATTAATCCTTTTAGAGCAACTAAAGACATTGCTAGCTTGTCTTTGATTTCGTTGTCATAAAAGGTTCGTTGGTAGTTAGGTGCTAGCACTATGTTGAAGTGCTCATATCCTTTAATCTTACAAGGTAATGAATAACCATAATGCACCTCTGCCTTCTGGACACCGGCTAACTTTTTAAAGTAAGCAGAGTCACAAACCAATAGGTTCTTAACTCCAAGGCTGTCCAAGGAAGGCAGTAGGTTATCTAGGTGAGGTTGCATTACCAGTTTCATAGGGCACTTGCCCTTGTCATCGTACTTTGCATTGAACCCAATAAATTGATCTTCACTGAATCCACTAAGTTTTAGTGGTTCTATGTAGTGCTTGATTAATCCATCTTTATTGAGCGCTGAGTTTTTAATTATGATGGCTGTGTCATAGGTAGCAGCCTCAGTAAAAATGAGATGTCTCATATTTATTCCTTGTGGGTTAATCGAATGGTGATTCAATCCAGTTTTCTGTGCGTACAGCTACATCGAATCTGTCTGGATTTCCCGCTATTGTTACATCATCTGGTTCTTCCCCAATGCACACAAACACATAATCCTCTTCCGCTATCTCTTCCAGAAAACTCATGCATTCCTGTACTCCATGGTAAGAGGCATACCATTTGCGTTGATCCATATAAAATAGGTATAAGTTTTCTTGACCTTCTTTTTCTATAATTAGCGTACTGTCTGCATCTAATAGTTCTTTAGGTAATCCATTTCCCAGCATTGCCTTAAGTCGAGTCTTTGCTGTAATACCGATTACGAGTTCTGATCTGTATCCCATGGTATTTCTCCCATAGTTTATTTTAATTTAAAAACTAAATGGGTCATGTGTAGGCGTGCTTTCTTTGCTCTACCCAGCAGCATATTACATTTGTTCAATGTAATTGTGTGATGAAAGCGTGAACCATTTTGTTTTAGTTGTGAGGATTGGATTAAGGATTCAATGAGTAGAATCCTTTCATCCATGAGTTTTATGATCTGGGTCAGTTTTTGCTGGATCTGTGGATTACTCATGGTAATCACACATCGATCAAGTTGTAGATCAACCGTGCCTTAAGCATTTGATAGCTTTCTGCATAAGCTTCCCAAAGTTCATCTCGCTTAGCTTCCGTTACCGGCGGCAGTCTATTAAAATTGACCTTATTGTACTCAGCGAGCATTGGTACTTTCTGTACCAATTCGTAGGGTAGCAGCAGTTTCATGTCTTCTGTACTGCCAGCATTATTCAGCAGGGTAGTAAGGAAGAAGTCAATTTTAGTCTTTTCTTCAATTATCCTTTTTTGTTCTGCAACATACACATAAGCTTCATCAAATAGTGTTGGAACCAACTGACTGAACCCAACTGAGTAAAAGTTGTTTGAATGAGTGTATTTCTTACCTTCAAAGCGGAACCCATTAGGATTCCTGATTTCCAGCTTTTGTCCCAAAGCCTTAACATGGGCTGCTACCAGTCTATCCAATTGAAGGGTCAAACCCTTATCCACTTTGCTGTACAGATAACTCATACTTTGATGCATTACTATGAATTTGTAGTTGGTTCTCTCTGGACCAGAGCCATTCATAATGTCCCCTTATAGAATCTTGGTGGAAGCTCTCCATACAGGATAACTTTATTAGAAGCTCTGGATACGGCCACATACAACATGCGTGCTGCATCAGTGAAACTGGTGCATCTACCTATATCGTTGAGATCAATAAAGACAGTATCGTAAGTACTCCCTTGTGATTTATGGATTGTGCAAGAATGTATCGGCCGTAGATCGAGCCAAGTGTCTTTCACATCGAAATATGCAGCCCAGTTCTTGTGCGCTGCCAGCCATTTGAGGTGCTGTTTCACCTCTGCTTGGTTATCAGGCAAGAAACGGGTTATGTAGTTGTCCAGCTCAACCCAGTGGCCTGCAATCTCATCTCCCGAAGTTTGCTTGGGATATGAATCTGTGATGGTCACTAATTGATCAGTGGAGTAAGCCATGCGTCCGTTAGACATGATTGGGTTATTGGTAACCACTCGCTCATCAACGTGCAATGCATCCCCGTAACCGTGGATGTCCTTGCGCACATAGGTGTTGTACTGGTGAACCTTCCCGTTAGTCCAAGCTAGGATCTTAGCGTCGTTGTCGCCCCTGTCAGGGCGTTTAAACTCAACATCAATCAAAGCTTGTAATCCCGGCCCATCGACCCGTTCTATTTTTCCACTTACCTCTTGGATGGTAGGAAAAATACCTGTGGATACTGCATCACGATATTTACCTGCTAGCTCCGCAATAGGGCCCGCATTACGATTAATGGTGGTCAGCGTGCTAACTGTGATAGGTAAATCAAATACAGGTAGATTTTTCTCTTTAGGTGGGGCCAACTGATATGGGTCACCAATAAATAGTACCTTGCAGGATTTGGTGGCCTCTACGATGGCAGCTAATAGAAACGGATCGATGAAACTGGCTTCATCGACAATAATAAGGCTGTTAGCGAATAACTTATATTCCTTGGTTTTCTGTAAGCCTGTCTTACCAGTTTTGTAGTCATTGGTAACACGAAGGCCAAGCAAGGATTGAATCGTACTCGCTTCTCTGCCGGTGAGTTCTTCTAACACCTTGGCAGCCTTATTGGTTGGAGCTGTTAAGTAAATGTCCAAGTCATTCTTTTGCGTTTTGCCTACGATCAGGCTCATTAAACGCATTTGTTTGTCGATCATGCCTAGAATGTGTTTAGTTAGTGTCGACTTACCACATCCAGCATGACCACGAATGATCATGTGCTGTTGAGTATCATCAACCATAAAGTTCATAAACTCAGCCGCAGCTTTTTGCTGATCTGTGGAAAGCGTTATCATGTCAATTTTCCTCTGTAGTTTCTTGTTCGCCCTTTGATGCAAGGTCTTCCATTTTTTCATACTCTGTCTTCGTCATACCAAGAAGATTAATCATCTTGATCCGTTTGACTTCTTTTTCATCTATGTATGAAAGTTGGTAGTCACCCTTACTCAGTGGCACTATTTTATCTTTAGAATAACTATCGAACTCTTCACCTTCGGATAAGAGTTCCATGATCTTGTTTGCTGTCTTGGCAGGCAATAAAATATATTTATAACCTACAGCCAGAATCCCCATGTATTTAGTAGTGGTTGCTACCATGTCTAAGTGCGTGTTCTTGAGTTCCTTAAACTGTTCTAAATTCACGGTACAATCTCCATGTGAATGAGTTTACCGAAGTTCACTTTTCCCTTGGGATTGTTCACACAAACCCAGATAACAGGAAACTTTGGTTTATCCTCTATGGGTGAGCAGTAAAGATCGCTAAACACAATAAGGATATTCGGTTTATTGTCAGTGAAATAATCAAAGACAGGCTGCAGATCTGTACCACCTCTACCAGTGAACTTAAGCTTCTGTACTGATTCAGTCTGTGTCAGCTTGTGTATTTTTTTGATACTGGTATCAAAGTCCACAACCGTAACTAACTGAGGATTCAGTGCTTTCTTAATCTGATTGATCTCAGAAATAAAAGAAGCAAACTCATGGTCACTCACAGATCCACTGGTATCCACTGCCACTGCGACATGAGGAAGCGCTTCACTGTACATACCCGGTAGGTAATACTCAGGTAAGAATCTGCGGTTAGGACGCTGATAGCTGTAGTCATCCTTAGCCATTGCGGACATGTACTTATGCAGTAACAGGTTCCATGGCAGTTTAGGATTCAGCAGTTTCTCAAGCTCAAGTTGGATTTCCCCGGGAATACTCCCAGCTTTATCTCCGCGCATATTAGAATTCACGGATGCCTTGACGATGGTATCCAAGACATCTTGGTTTACATCTTCAGTACTCTTGCCTTGCGGTGGCTCATAGATCAAATCCTTGTATGGATTATTTTGAGGCTTACCGTTGTTGATGATCAGATCATCGTAAACCTGCTCTGTGGACATCCCCACATATTTCTTATCTGCAAGACCATTCGCAGGTAACTGAAAGCCACTGTTTGTAAGCATGAGGTTGATTACATGGTCACCGGCGATATTCCAGTTATCAGGGCATCGACCCATGCAACGTGTCATGTGCTGAAAAGCTACATGCCATGCTTCATGTGCCAATAACCCTATTCTTGCTTCTGGAGTTAGTTTTGTGAACCAGTCTTCGTTTACTACAAGGTCGATCCCATTGGTTCCTGCAGTCGGGATACTGTTATCCCATCTAAATCTAAGTGAGAACAGGACGGTGGATAGGAATACACTGCCTTGTTGCATGACACCTATTTTTGCTTTGTTTAGGATTGCTGTGGAATCTTGCATAAGTACCTCTAAAACAATGATATTGCGCTTTCGTTAACCCAATCGGTTACAGCTTTGTGCAGCATCAGTGACTTGTCTTTTCTGACAAAGTTCTGAAGCGTAATCATCTGAAACTCAACTGGAAGTCTTTTTACATACTGCATTAAGGCATCAATGGTGCTTTCTTTAGCATGTGTACCGAGTGAACCAGAGATAGCATAAAGCTGGCTTGGCTCTTCAGGAATCTTCAATCCCAAAGGATTAGCCAAGATTTGCTGAATGGTAGGTAAGTCTTTATAGATCTTACAGAATCCCATGAACTCTCGTCCCGCACCTTCACCTACGGCACCGGCTAGGATGTTTGTTTTGTTTCTTGGAATATCCAATGGGATATTCTTGATAAGATTAGAAACAAATTCCCATGTGCGTGGACATGCGAAAGTTTTATCTTGGTGGTCAGGATTAAACATAAACAGGTTTGTTGGTTTGAATTTAATATAACTAACAACCCGATGGTCTACGTTAGATGTCTCGGCCCAAGCAACCCATGCCTCATGATCGACACCCAGTTCAAGGTGAACCATGCGTGATTGCATAGCAGTACTCATCTCATTCACGATGGCATTGTCAGTCTCTTTGTTGCCAGCGCAGACTATCATGACATTCTCATGTAGTTTGTGGGTGCCCACTGCACGATCGAGTACGAGCTTGTATGAGGCTGCCTGAACTGCTCTTGGTGCTGAGTTGAACTCATCCAAGAATAGAATCCAACCGTCCTTACCTGCAGGCAGTGCGTCTGTAGCCAATGGGAAAGTTTCCATGGGAATGTAACCAGCTTTACCTGTCTTCTCGTTAACGGTAGGAAATCCATTCAGATCTGTTGGATCTGATTGGCTTAAGCGCAAATCAATTACTTGAAGATTAAAATCTTTAGCAATCTGATTCACGATAGATGATTTACCAATGCCCGGGCTACCAGTCACCATTGGTACTACCTTGGCTTTAAAACAATCGATGATCGCCTCTTTAGTGGCGACAGTGTTCATTTCTAAATTACTCATTCAAGTCTCCTACGGCTTTCTTGATGTCAGCCACTAATGTGTTGTGATAGATCCACATGCATTTAAGCACGGTGTTTCTGTGTGATTCTGGCAGTGCCCTTACCGCTATTTCGACAGCTTCTTCGAGACTGTCAGCGGTGGGAAATAAAGTGTTTTCTTCTACCTCTAATAGAGAGGCAGGTAGTTTTACGTTGATTTTCATAGGGTGTTTGCCCCTCCATAAAAAAATAAAGCCACTATGACAGCCTATAGGCTGTGCATAGTAGCAATTCGTTGTTTTCGTGTTTTTAGTATATAGGTTTGATATGTTCAGCAAAGGGCAGCAGGTGCCGGAGGCACCCACCTATAGTTGCAGT